ATCCAGTACACCTGGCCGACGATGATCTGGTCACGCTTGTGGTCGAACGCATCCGACAGGCGGTTCTGGTCTAGGCTCTGCCCGGAGCCCTTGGGCCACCGCTCCTCGTACTCGTCTTTCGGCACCGCCTCGATCACAAAACAGTACTTCATGTCGCGGGCGTCCGGGTGCTTGAACGGCCCCGGCCAAACCGAGTCACCGAAGTTGGCAATCGGCTCGATGACGAGATCCTGATCGAACGAGCGGTCGTCGATGAACTTCTGCTTGACCACCCAACCGCTGAGACCGCCCGTGACCACCTCGCGGCCGGCCATGCAATAGATCGCCTTGGCGCTGGAGATGTTCTCGATGTTGCGGACCATGCCGTCGAGCAGCTTGGCCTGCTCTTTCGACGCATCACCACCGCTCGGGGTAACGCGGATGTCGAAGTCGCGCTCCTCGATGGAGCCGACGATCTGGTCGACGATCGGCGAGGTCATGTCGAACTGGTAGCGCGGCTTGTCGGTGTTGCGCTCCCACCAGGACGGTTCCCACTGACCGTTGCGTGAGTTGATGAACAGATGGGCCTCGCGCAGGCGCTCACGGTTGTCGGTCTCGGCGTCCTGGCTCGCCTTCAGTGCTTCGACGACTTCATTGTGATCGGTAAATTTCATCAAGCCCATCCTGAAAATTTGATATTGACCGCCTTGTTTTCGTCTGGCCGCTTGTAGCAGATTGCCATCAGGCCGAACGCATCGGCCGCGTGAGATGCCCAGTCATGTGCCGGGCCCAGCCCCACACCGCGAGATTCGTCAATCCGCTCGTGATACCAGCCCAAAGCGTCCCGGCCGGCCTCAGTCGTTGATTTGTTGAACCAGACGTTGGGGAATACCCTGCGAACCTCCTCGATGCGCGACATCGCAGCACCGCGGCCCTGGTTCGGGACCACCTTGACCTTGTAGCCGGCGTCCTTGAGGGCGCTCTCGTAAGACACCGCATAGACCCGGTCGTTGGTCGCGCCATCGTGCGGCAACCACAGCGTGGTGTTCTCGGGTGTGTACTTGCGGCTTCTGAGCCACCACAAGTGCGCTGCAAGATCCTGACCCTGCGCCTCGTAATAGTCCAGCACCCGGATTTGCGGGCCGACGAACTGGCACACCCACATGGCGAACGCATCCGCTCTGGCGCCCGTACCGCCGATGTCGACGAATACCCTGTAGGTTAGTAGCGGATCTGGCTTAACTTCGCCTACGCGGCCTTCTAGATCCGCCTGCGCCATGTGACGGGCAAAATAGGCGCCGGATGCTACCGTTACGTAGCCACCCCCCCAGATGTGGTCGTACTGCTCCGGGTTGTCCCTGAGACAGTCCTGGCGCTCCTGCTCGAGCACCTCAGGGAACCACGGGTTGTCGTTCCAGTTCGCCTTGACGACAATACTGTCGGTCGGCGGCTCTGCAGCGCGGAACATCGCGTCGACCGGGTCGCTCTTGCGGCGCGGGTTCCAACTGAACCACAGCTCCGACCCTTCGGCACGGATCGTCGGCCGGAGCAGTCGAAGCGAGGTCGTGGACAGCGTCTGCGCCTCCTCGACCCAACAGCAGTCTACCGACTCAAGCGATTTTACCGATTCCGCGTTATGGTCCTGCATCCCCTGGAACACGATGACACCATCACCGGGTGTCTCGATGCGGTCGTTCAGGATGCGGAAGCCTTGCGCCTCGCCCAACCCGAACTTCTGTATCTTGTCCTCGATCAGACGCTTTGCACTTTCTTTCAAGCTCTTCTGCACCTCGCGGATGCACACCGTGCGCGTCCCGGGCTGCAGTGAGCGCAGCACGACCTGTTCGGCAAAGAAGTGCGACTTGCCTGACCCTCGGCCACCGTAGGCGCCCTTGTACCGCGCCGGCTTGAGCAGGGGCTGGAATGCCCTAGCGACTGGGATCTTCAGGGTCTGTGACGACATACTCAACCAGCTTGATCTGCAAGGCGCCACCGTCAGCCCCGGTCACTGCGACCTTTGATCCCTCCTTGCGGTCGATGACCTTGTGCGCGGTTGCCAGGTCACCGCTCTCCAGCGCGTTCAGCACCACATCGCGGGCTATGAATAGAGGTCGCTGTTTCAATAGCTCTTTTCTATCACCAAACTCTGGGTGTTTCTGGCAGTACCGATACAGCGTGGTCAGCGTGATATCCGCATAAAAACAGGCTTCCTCGTCGGTGCAGCCCTTCAACCACGCGGCCTCAAGTTTCGCTAGACAATCGGGCGTCATTTTTGTCGGTCTGCCGCCGGGCATCGGATTATTCCGAGTAGATGTAGCCGCGCAGATCGATGTCGATGTCTGCGCTAACGCCGGCGCCGGACAGGGTCAGCTTGAATACGCATCCGGGCATGACATCGAAGATGCCGGCACCGTCAGCGGTCAGGGCTACGGTCGATACCGGGCTGTAGACGCGGGTCGAAGCGTCGGGCGCCTGGCAGACGTACAGTGTCAGGGTGCCGCTGTCCCAGGTTCCGTTCGCGCTGTAGCCGACCTTCTCGACCTGGAACTCGCGGCTGTTGCGGACACTGTAGACCGAGGTGTCGCCATCGGCGGTTAGTGTTTGGCTGTAGACCTTCATTGATTACTCCGGTTCGTAGTGCGGGTACTGGGCCAGGAAATGGTCGGCCGAGTTCTGCATCCGAGCGACCATGTAGCGACGATCGAGGCGTCCCATCAGTCGTTCGGCCTCGGCGCGGCAGTGGTCGATCTTATCTGGCGCCGCCCAGATGTCTTCGAGGTACTTGGTTCCTGCCCGGGGTCCGTAGTTTCCGTACCACGGGATGACGTAGCCATGCAGCAGGTTGCCGTACTGGTCCTTGACCGGGGCCAGCCTGAACCGCAACCCGATCACGGACAGTGCGAAGTTGGCGTTCTGCGCCTCGCTATACATCCTGCGAATCTCGGGAGACACGTTATCGGTCAGCGTGGCAAAGATGCCCTTGTAGGAAACATCGTTGTGCAGAAGTGCGCTCGATGTGGTAGTGGCTCCGATCTGGGTTTTCGCGTAGTACCGCTCGGCTCGGGTTCCGGTCAACATCTCTTCACGGATTGCGTCCATCGGCAGCAGTCGGCGTGCGCCCAGTTCGTCAGGCGCTGACCAATGCGGGTTCTCGATGCTCTCTTCTTCGAGGCGCAACAGAAACTCACGCAGTTCATCACGCTCCGATACCAGGTCGTCGATCTCGGCCTCTACGTCCGCAAGAAGTTGGCGAACCTGTTCAATCTGTTCCATGTGTTCCTCTCTTGTCTACTGCCGGCGCCAGATACGGATGCCGTAAACCGCAGTGAAAATGAGCAGTATTAGCCAGCGATACCACTCTGGTGTCGTTGCCAGAACCTCAAACCCATCGCCAATGTACGGCGCTGCCGTAGGAACGAACGATAGGACCAAAGGGATTGAGAGCAGGATCAAAACCCACTCGTCTTTCCAGCCCGAGTTGTTGATTTGCAGTTGCTCCCATTCGTGGTCGCGCTGCTCTGAGTTCTCGGCCCGCTGAATCTTGGCCTGCTCCAGCGCGATTTTTCCCTCGATCTTCTTAAGCTTGAGCTGGTGCTTCAGGGCCATTCGCTCGGTGTAATAGTCGGCTATCTTGCCCGGGAGTTTGCCGAGCAGGCTTGCGACCAGTGACTCGAAGAGAACCATCATTCACCTCACAGTGGAGTCCGCGCCCGACAAATTTTCCTGAACTCTGCGACACCCAAGTCCGGTCGCTCGGCAATCCGCACCCAGACGGTCCCGTCACGATCGACCATGGCCTGCAGGGTCAGCGATGCGTTTTGCGCGTCCCGCAACATCTGGCCCATCAGGTAAGTCAGGGCCATTGAGCAGGCCAGGGCGATAACAAGAACGGCTTGTAGAGTTTTCGACATGTTTTGTTATTTGCGCGAGGCTTATATTTTCCGTTTATCGCTTGTTGCGCTATAAAAGCGGCTGATTGCAGCGTTAAAGTCCGTCTGATTGCAAAGTGCGACTAGTTGCTATCTGTGTATTGGTAGTGATTCGCGTCACCCGGTATGGCAGGGTCGCCGCCCATGAGCGACCAGACCCGGTGCAGGTCGCGGTGCGTGTTCTCGGCCTCGACGCCGGTCAGGTATTCACCGTTACGAAACAGATTGAGGTCAGCCGCGAGGCGGCGCTTGTGCTGGCTATTGGCCGCGCTGTAGCCAAGTTTTGTGCCATATACGCCATGCGCCCGTGGGTCGCGGAAGAAGTCGCCCACGGTAATCTGGTACCCCATCTCCTCGGCCACCAGCATCAGTCGCGCGATTTTCCGGCTGAACGCCTGCTGCCTATCTGAAAGTGCCATGAGTTAAAAAAAACCAATGGCCTTGTTGACAGCAGCCATGACGGCAGCGCCGACGATAGCGGCGAACGATGCCAGGATGCCCCACCTCGTTTTTAGGCTGGCAACGTCTGCCCTCAGGTCGGACATTTCGCGGCGCAGTTCTGAATACTGCGTGTCCTCATCGCGCACATGCTGGTCAAGCGATTCGTGGACTTTCGTCACAGCATCCCTCACATGTCTGAGTTCTGAAAAAATTTCGTGATACATGCCGCGTTCGACATCGCTCAGGGGTGGGTTCATCGGACTGCCTTGCTAAAGTGTGGGGTGCCTGAGCCGGTCGGTCTTATGGATAGGTGGTAGGCTTACTGCCCCCTGTAGGTGTGTGTTTCAACGCGGCTCAATACGCACCCCTTATTATTATTATACCATACTGTACGGATATACAGGTTCCTAAAGTTCAGACTCATACCACGCACGCCCGAATGCGTTGTGCGACAATGCCAGAAGTTCATACATTCGGCGCTTTCCATACCCAAGCATCCGCGCTACATCATCCACCGTGCCGCCGCGTAGGTAGTACGAAACCAGCATGTCGCGCTCGAAGGGCATGGCCTTATACATCCAGCGCAGGACGTCCTCGACCATCTCGGCAGAGTCTGAGTCATACGGCACGGGGCCAGGATTGGGCTTGACGTAATCGCGGAAGTCAGGGCTGATAGTGTAGTAGTGAACCTCTGCCGGGTCAGGCGGGCAGTCCCTGCTGTACCGCCTCCAGTTGTTCAGAAGGTCCTTGACGCGTTCTTTATCTAACTGCCTCATTGGACTGGGTACACCCTCCGCATGAATCTATCAAGTGAGACGCCCTCGTATCGGCGGCAGAAATAATCGAGGGGGAGTTCCAGCATGGAATACTGCCCGTCCTCGACGTCGAATTTGTGAACGCATCCTCGCCAATGGTGGTTTCCTGAACGTTCTGAATTTTCCCTCTCAGGCCCCTTGTAGGCCTCATCGTGAAGGTAGCAGGCGCCAGCGATCAGCGCCCGATGCATCCTCTTGCCGACGTACCTGGTGGCTATGTCGTAGGTCTGCCGGTGTCCCTGCGTGAACGTGTGCCCAATCTGCTTGAGCAGCGTACTGGCCATCCCGCCCAGGGGCTTGCCGGTAAACTCATTCAGGAACAGGTGCGAGTACCATATCCCGTCAATGTCGACAACCTCGGTGTACTGGTGCGTATTCCAGCCTCTGGCCTCCCAGAACTCATCGAACAAATGCGTACCGACGAACCCCTGGAGTTCCGGCGCCGCCTCAGCCGCGCGGGTTGCCCGGTGCTCATGGTTGCCCCAGGTGACGTGCTTCTCAGGCTCCCACTGTTTCTCCTTGCGGAACTTGCGCTCCAGGTTGTAGGCGTCCAGAGCGGCCTCGAGCCTCTCCAGCCCGTTGTGACCGGCCCTGACGTCCTCGCGGAACCGGCGCCCCTCGAAGCTGGCGCTGCCGCGGTCGTACGAACTCAGGCTCGGCAGGTCGTAATGGTCGCCAGCGTGGATAATGACGTCGATACCGGGCTTCCCCTGCTTTGGCTTGGGGGCGTGGTCGACAATGTACTGACCGATCCAGTCCAGGTGGTACAGCGGCACACCGGGCTTAACCTGGGTGTCCGGAATATAGAAGTGCTGCTTACTCATTCGACTCTTTTTTGCCGTCCAACTCGTCGATCGCGTCTACCCAGTCACACTCCCAGCAG